TCGGTTGCGCGCTGTCCGCCACGGTATCCGCAACGGCTTTCACTGACTATACAACGGCCAATCCGCTGGACTACAACGCGGGGATATATAACGGTCTGTCGGCAACGGTTGTTGGGCAAAATGGATTCCTCACCATCACCTTCGACCTCGCCGCAGTCCAATTCGTAATTTAAGGAGCATGACAAATGAATCCTCAAGTACCGCAAGGGACGCTGAATAGAGTCCGTTGCTCTATCGTTGTGCCCAGCTTTTCAAATCTCAATATCACCGCTGCCTATATGGGCAAGTCGATGGCGACCATCACCTTCGACGAGTCCCCTTGGGTGGATCAAATCCAGACTGCTACCGGCACGGTTTCGTCTCCAGAGCCTTATGTCATGGCGACGATCAATGTTGGCATTCTCCGCACTCAAAGCCTCGCGCAATCATGGATGACACAGGCACAAAGTACGGGTGTCATTGGTGACGTGACCATTCACAGCGACACGGCCTCATTCTCGGCTATCCCGCTGACGAACGTGGTTATCAAGTCTTTCGACCCGGGCGCATTCGATGGTGTCGATCCCGTGTCCAAACTGGTGCTGCGCGGCGTGTTCTACATCAACAATAACTTGTGGAAACTGTAATGCACATCAACGAAGCCTTGCAAATTGTCGTCCCATTACGGGCTGACGAAAAAGGTCACACGACCGTCCACGGTTATCACATCCCCATATCGCGTGAAGTGTTCGAAGCGAATTATCGGATCATCGCTGCGACGAAGGCTGAACTTGCCAGCAAGGGTACGTTTTACCAGATGGACAGCGGGCCGCGCATTGCTTCGCTTGCACTGAAGGATGAAGGTAAAAAGGACGCGCTATCGGTCGGTGATGTGGATGACTCAGGAACCCCCCATGACGGGGGGGCTTTGGCTCTGCTGGCTGAGATCAAGCGTTTGACTACGGTTCTGGTCGCCACGGACAAGGGCTGGGAAATGCTCCCTGTCGATACCGCAATCGCGCAAGGGCTACTTGATGCGGATGACTGGAGGGAAGGGGAATCGGCCCTCGTTTTTTTTACCTGCCATTATGCGATGGTGAAAAAGTCACAGCGAAAGGTGGCCGCAGACGCGATTACTACCATCCTGAAGGGGTCGAACACATCCTTGAATCTTACGGAATTCGCCAATTCCTTGCCGAAGTCGATCGAGAAAAAGATTTCGAAGGCGGCATCGTCGGTTCCATCCTGAATTATTGCGCGAATCTGGGATTCATGGATTTCGCGGAAAAGTACAAATTGCCGTTTCGCTCTGCCAGGGAGTTCAGGGAGCGTTACATATTAGATGCGCTAAGGGGTGAATAAGTGACTATCAAGAGCATAATTTCGATAGATGTGGACGATACACAGTTCATGAAATTTCATGCTCTGTACAAAGAATATGAAGCATCCCTTGCCAGCATGCCCGACAACTGGAAGGAGATCGGGGGCGCGATCAATGCGACCGCGACTGACTTTCAGAAGGTAGCCGGGGGCACGTCTGAATCCATGAAAGCGGCAGCGATGCAATCCGCTGTATTGGCGACGGGGCTGAAAGAAGCGATCAAGGCGCAAAAAGAGTTTCACGGAACGACACAACGTAGCGGATCGGCGATGGACAAGCTGGTTCATTCATCGGCCAAGCTGGGGCACAACATCTTCGGGATCAGCAAGTTCCTCATCAAGACGGCGGCATTGAGTACCGGTATATTCGGCGGTTCGCTATTCGGCTTGGGTAAATTGGCCGCTGGCGCGATGAATACGCAAAGCGCGGCCCGGGGAGTGGGCGCGAGCACCGGGCAAGTCAAGGCATTCGACCTGAACTTTCAGAACTTCCTGAATCCTGCCTCCACATTGCAAAACATCGCGTTAGCCAAGACGGACGGGCTCGGGCAGAACTGGCTGAGCCAACGCACTGGCCTCAGTTTAAACCAAGTGATGAAGACGGACGCGGTTACCTTGGCGATGAAGTCCACTTTAGCCCTGCATGATTGGGCTGCATCCTTGCCGAATCACGGTGCAATGATGGCGCAGAATTTCCCTGCAAGTGGATTTGATAAGCTGGGCTTTACACTTGAGGACGCAATTCGGCTCAAGAATACGCCACGGTCTGAATTGGTTGCAGCGCAAAAAGCCACGGTTCGGGATGCGCGCACGATGCAATTCGGGGACAAGACCGCAGCGCAATGGGTCAGCCTTCGCAAATCCTTGGAGCGCGCAGGGGTAACAATTGATACCGTTTTGATAAACAAACTCGCCCCGCTTGGGCCTAAACTCGGCCATCTTGCGCGGGTTGTCGCTAATAGCTTGGCGGATTTAATCATTACGGTGGCGACAAAGGAAAATATCAAAAAGTTCAGCGATATTATCCAGTCCGTCTCTGATTACATGGCAAAAGGCGACTTTCAGAAGAACCTTGCCCAGCTCGGGCAGGCAATCGGGGATTTCGCAAGCATTGTGGTTGCTGTGGCGAAGTGGACCGGCCTGGACAATTCGGATTCTACGCCTTCCACCACATCCGCCCCAATATCAAGCGCGCGCAAGTCTACGATATCCGCCCCAATATCAAGCACGCGCAAGTCTACGATGGCAAAAGGCTTCACTCCATTGGTGACAGCCCGTAGCGTAAAGAGTGATTGGGATAAATCAAGCGCACAGGCTCATGCGGTATACGAAGCGTCTAAGGCAAAAAAAGACGATCACGGCATTACTCGGATTGTCAACGCGCTGGCGAAACACAAGCCGCCTGTCACGGTAACGGTGCACAATAATACCTCAGCGCGCGTGGCAACTTCGATCAATTCAATGGGCTTGATGCGGTGAACATTTCTACTGCCCTGCGGGACGCTTACGACCTGTCTTTTCAAGTCTCGCCTATCATTCTCAAGGATGGGATTGCCTCATCCATGCCACTAGGTATGCTACCGATTATCGGGCTGGCCGGGCAGATGGTCGGATTTCTACATGGTGCGCTTTCCAGCGGGTCAGCAAGCCTTAACGATTTCCCGATTCGCTATGTGCCGATACCGGGCGGAACGGTCATCAATAACGCGATTGGGACTTACCCATTCGCAAACCAGCAAGTAGCGGCCAATGCCGTCATTCAGCAACCGACGAACATATCCTTGTTGATGATTGCCCCGGTGAAAGATACTGGCGGATACTTGACCAAATTGTTGCTCTTCACCTCGCTCATCACCGCTTTCACGAATCACAACAACGCAGGCGGCACTTACATCATTGCAACGCCTTCATACCTATACACGGATTGCGTGATGGTCTCCATGACGGACGTGACCACGGCAGACACGAAACAACAACAAGTCCAGTGGCAGATCGACTTTGTGAAGCCGCTGATTTCGTTGCCGGATGCGGCAATTGCGCTCAATGGCCTGGCAAGCAAGATAGCCGGCGGTGGACAAATCACATCGTCGAAATGGTCTGGGGCGAATGCGGTAGTGGGCCAACCTGGTCAAACCGGAGGAGCTGGGTTGTCTGGCTCGGTCAATAACTTCAAGTCGTCACCGTTATGACAACCTATATTCCGCTGATTTTCAGTCAGGCATCACCGCCTTTTCAATCCGCCTTTACGCTGGATGGTCAGGGCTACAACGGCACGGTGACATGGAACTTTGCGGGGCAGCGGTGGTATATCACGCTATACGACCAGTTCGGGAACCTGATTATCAATCAGCCCTTGATCGGATCACCGCAGAATGCAGATAATTATCTGGCGCCAGGCATGTTTCAAACCTCGACGCTGCTGTATCGATCGGCAACAGGTAACTTCGAGGTTACGCCGTGAGATATTACGACTGCACGATCACGAATCCAGACGGTTCCATATTCCGGCGCTGGGCATCGCATACGAAAGGCGTATTTGATCCTGCAGCGCAAAATGTCGAATTCGATATTATCACCACGCTGTACAGCACCCCGTCTGGGGCGCAGTCATTTGAAATCGAGGGTGTGGCATTAACCGATCTGGGAAACGCGAGCGAATTCGCGCCTCAATACGAGAATACGGGCGCGCTTGATCCATCCAAGCAAAAGACCTTTACATTGATGGCCGGGATGCAGAAAGGCTTGCCGCTGGCGAACCCATTACAGATAGGCCGGATCACCCGAGGCACGATATTCCAGTCTTTTGGCAACTGGCAGGGAACGGAAATGGCGCTCAATCTCGTCATTGTTCCATCGGTCTACAGCTATGACAATCCCGGTAATATCGTACTGCACTGGAAGAATGGGACGACATTAGAATCCGCCTTGCGGAATGCGCTATCCATCCCCTATCCGGCAAAAGATTACCCGTTAAGCATCAATATCAGCCCGACCTTCGTCGCTACGGCAGATGTTGTGCACAAATCAGCATCGCTTGAGGATCTTGCTCAAACGGTTCAAACCCAGACAGAAGGTAAACTGAGCCCCAACGATCCGGGCGTGATGATTGCATTGCAGAATGGATTACTGAATGTTTATGACTCGACCTACAAGCCGAAAGTCATTCAATTGCATTTTAGAGATTTGGTCGGGCAACCTACCTGGATAGCTTCAAAGACGATTATTTTCAAACTGGTTATGCGAGGTGACATATCCCTCGGCTCGCTGGTTCAACTCCCCGCGAAGATGCAAAACGCGCCGGGAATGGCTTTAACCTCGGCTGAGGCGTATCCCTCAAACATGAAATACAAGACGCTGTTCAATGGCGTGTTTCGAGTCAACGCAGTTCGGCATATCGGCAACTATCGGTCTGCCGACGGTGCGGCGTGGGTAACAGTCCTTCAGTGTGTGCCTTTATGAGTGATGACTTCTCAAAATTATGGATTCAGCAGAATCTAAACCAAAACGCAATCCGCAGGGCGTCTGAGGCTATCCAACGGACAGGGAGAGCTTTGCCGTGTAAAGTCACGGCTGTTTCCGGTTCGATTGTCACGGTTGAATTCGAGGTTGATTCGACTCCATGGACGCTTCCGCAAATCACCATCCCAAAGGCAGAAAGCCCTTATTTCAGGATGCCAACCCAGATTGGCGATTTGGGTATCACCATCCCATGCGATGTGTATCTTGGCGGTATTTCAGGGCTTGGCGGTGGCACGGCGAACATGAATCCGGCGGCGAATCTTTCTGCCTTGATGTTCATGCCGGTGAGCAACAAGAACTCGCCGCCGATCGATCCGAACGCGGCTCAGATTGAGGGTCCGAATGGCGTTATTGCGCAGACCTCGGATGGCGCAAATTCAGTCAAGGTATCAAGTGCTGGCGTGGCATTAACTGGATCAAGTGGAACGCCGAAAGGCATCGTTCAGGGCGACTGTTTATGCGCATTTACGGGTCAGCCTCACGCGATGATTTCCACCACAATTAAAGGAACCAAATGAGCGCTGCATCAATGTGGACTGCAATGCAAGCGGCTATCGCTGCTGTTACTCCATATCAAGGCAGTGACCCTGTAGCCTCTGCCGCTTACCGCGCAGCAGTTGGACAGGCGATGTGTACCGCTATTATTTCGGAACAAAATTCCCCAGTTGCATGGGATGGTACGAATGACCGAATTTTAGATGTCGGGCAATTCACCTCGGACTCATTCACCTCCGCAACTTCCATGCCGCTGCACATAGCTTGTGGTGATGGGCAGATTTATGAGATTGAGATTGCTGGTAGATATACACCAGCGGCAGCATCTTCTCTTAGCATACTACAGCCAAATAATACTGGACCAGCTACAAATAGTTTTGATTTGAACACTATCCAGTCCATTGGGGTGACAGTTTCAGGTACAGATGCTTCTGCTGCTGGTACAGGGGGATTCAGATTAGAGGCAGTAGGTGCCAGTATTATAAGTTGCAAAGCAACTGTCTTTACATCAACTTTAAACAAAAAAATAATTGCTGTTTCAGCATCCTCAACTAGCACTTCTCGTGCAGTAATAACTATAACTTCAGTTTGGAACGACACCACAACAGTCTGGTCATCCCTCGGAACTGTCATCCAACCCATCGCATGGACTGGGCAGATTGTTTGCAGGAGGATAGCTTGAGAACCTACGGGCGCAATTTCGATGCAAACGGTAACCCGACTAGCTGGGTAGAAGTATCCAGTGATGTGGCCGGCAACAATGACGCGGTGTATCTCACCACACTGGCGCAGACCTTAAAGCTGAATCTCGGCGAGTCTCCGTTCTATGCCAATTACGGACTGCCCGCATTTCAAACCATCGTAACGCAGATTTTCCCTGACTTTTATGTGATGAAGGCGCAGGCGCAATTCATGCCCTACTTCGCGTCTCTTGTCATATCGCGAGTAATCGGAACACAAGAGCCAACCTATAACGTGCAAGCCGTGACCCATAACGGGTCTGTGCTGGAGGCAACAATACCGACATGAGCATCCCACTCGTAATGAGCCAGACCGGGCCTGTACCGACCTCTATGGTGAGCCTGAATACGGCATTGATTCAGGCGGTCTCAGCAACCAATCCAGATTACACCGCGAATCTGCCCGGTAGCCTGATCGAGGACTTATCCTCAACTGCTACAGGTGCGCTTTATACCATCGACCAAGCCAGGATAGATGCGGTCAACAATGTCACGCCTTATGGTGCCAATCCTTATGTGCTGTCGCAATTAGGCGCACAAGCCGGAATTCCTCAAGGTCAGCCGTACAATACGAGTGTCTATATCACATTCACCGGCCAAGCGGGATATGTGGTTGCAGCGGGTACGATCGTCAGTGATGGCACGAATCAATACACGACTCAGGCGAGTGCGATTATCCCGACAGGACTTACGACTGCGCCGGTTTATTGTGTATCCAGTTCCAGCGGTTCATGGGCTGTGCCCGCAGGATCCGTGACGACAGTTCTTACTTCCGTGCCATCCGGTTATACGTTGACGTGTACCAATCCACTGGCCGGCATTCCCGGCGGCGCCGCTGAACCTGTCGAGTCGTATCGCTCCAGAGTCTTGACAGCCGGACAAGTCACCGCACAAGGCACGGCAGCTTTCATCAGGACGCTTGTATCTGCCGTTCCCGGCGTTACGCCCAGGCTTGTATCCGTCCTGCAAGTATCTGGCGGATGGGAAGTTATTTGTGGAGGGGGTGACCCTTACGAAGTAGCCGGGGCGATTTATCTCGGGGTGCTGGATTTATCCTCGATCGTCGGTTCTGTCACCACGGCGCGGAACATCACGACCACGATCACCGATTACCCCAATACCTACAACATCGTCTTTGTCAATCCGCCGAATCAAGTTGTTACCATTGCGGCGACGTGGAACACGACGCTGACGACCTTCAGTTCTGGCGCACAGGTGAATGCGCTCGCCGCTCCTGCCTTGGCCGCTTATGTCAATTCCATCACGGTAGGCCAGCCGATCAATGAACTGGAAATGGCCTATGTGTTTCAGGAATCCGTAGCCAGCGTTCTGCCTGCTCAATACCTGACTACGCTGACATTCGTGGTCACGATCAACGGAACAATAACTGCTCCCAGCGCTGGAACAAGCATTATTCCGGGCGATACAGAAAGCTATTTCTCATGCGCTGCTAACGCTGTGACGGTCACACAATGATAATCGAATCCTTCCCTGTGCCGCCCAGTACCGGAACGATACCGGACATTATTCCCGCCTACCCATATCAGCAATATGCAGACGATGCGGATATTCAAGCCTTTTTTGCGGCTTATAATTCACTGGCTCAGGGCTATCTTGATTGGTACAACTCAACCTTTCTTGGGCTTTACACATCAGTCGCCATATCCGGATCATTGCTCGATTGGACAGCGAGCGGGATATATGGAATAGCACGACCAGTTCTGGCGACCTCATCCATTACAACAGACGGCGGATGGGATGCTGACCCATACAACACAATCTCATGGAACGGCTTTAACGTAACAGCCAGCGGGACAGCCGCGATTGCCGATGATGATATTTACAAACGCGTTCTGACGTGGATATTGTACCGTGGTGACGGCAAGCAAATGACCGTTCAATGGCTTCGTCGTAGAGTGGCCCGGTTCGTCTATGGCGCGAACGGATCGGACATTGACATTGGCCTGATTCAGAACGTCAATATCACGATGGCATCCGGCGCGGTAACGATCACCGTCCCATTGTCGTCCAGCTCGACTGCACTACAAAACCTAATAGCGCAAAATATCCTGCCGCTCCCCTTTCAACTTACATTCACTGTGGTGACTTAATATGGCAAATTTTGTGTTTGCGAATAACATCAAAACAACGGTTGCGAGCGCATTTTCAAACGTGGCGACTTCGCTTACGTTGGCCTCATCTGTCGGACTCCCTACTTTATCCGCAGGGCAGGTTTTACCCATTACCATCAATGATGCGGCAACCGGACTCGTCTATGAAATCTGCTACGCAACGGCGATAACCGGCGCAACCTTGACAGTGACACGCGCTCAAGAGGGCACGGCAGCGCAGAACTGGTTGGTTGGGGATCGGGCTTATTGTGCGCCTACGGCATTGTCTGTCGCGCCGGTAAACGGAAATGGCTTAAATGTTTTTCAGGTTGCGAATGCGGTTGCCTCGAATGAGGCGGTCAATCTCGGGCAGGTTCCAGCGATTACGGTGAATGACGCAACCAACGCCCACTATGCAGTCGCAGGCAAGAACGTATCTTTAGGTCTAGATATAAATCTTGAGACTTGGGCTGATAGTCTACCAAGATGCGGGATGTATGATGCTTATTTTTCAGTGGCGCAGGGAAACTTACCTGCTGCTTTTTGGCATCTTGAGTTGCAGCGTTATTCAGGTGACGTTGCTGGAAACTTATACCATGTCATTACTGCAAAAGGCCTGAATGTAGTAGGATTAATGTATACGAATACTTGTGTTGGTGGAACTTGGTCAGGATGGATACAGGTTGGAACGCCTGTCGGAACACTTATAGAGTGGTCGTCAATCACACCTCCTTCTGGTTATCTTACATGTCCTACAGCGGCAGGAGGTGCGCAGTTAGTTTCAAGAGTTACCTATGCCGCTTTGAATGCGGTCTACGCCGCAGACGGTTATCCTTGGGGCGCAGGCGATGGCTCAACCACTTTCGGCATTCCGTGGTTTCCGGCTGATTATGCATCGGTTCAGGCTAATGGAAACGTGGGTACGGATACGGTTGGCGTGGTGATAGCACATGCACATCCTAACGGGATGACCGCTAATCCAACTTCGCAATGGCCTGGATACGTTGCAGCTACCTCATCTGGTTATAATACTACAGTTGGTTATGCGAGCGATACAGGATCAACAGGCGGAGCAGCCAACTTACCAGCCGGTGTTCGTGTTCTGAAATGCGTTAAGTACTAATTACTTCTGAATGAACCACCACCGCTCCGGCGGTTTTTTAACGTCCGAAAGGCAGGCAATGGATGATAACGACACTCCCGAATCACGAAGACGGCTCTCGGATCAGGAAATCGAAGAAATTAAAAAACAGCTCCTCGACTCGATCTACGCCGACATCGGAAAAAGCGTCATTAAAAAAGTTCTATGGGTCGGTGGGATTGTTCTCCTTGCAGTGTTTGCTTGGCTCGCAAAAGACGGAAAAATAACCATCAGCAATTAGTGATGCGTGATACCGAATTTTTAAAACAGCAGATCGAATCCGCCCAGGTTGAGCGTGAGATTCTGCATAGATGGAGGAAGAATATGAGCGCAAATTTTGATTTAGCATTTGACCGACTGATAGGCAATGAAGGCGGATATGTCAATAATCCTGCTGATCCTGGCGGCGAAACGAATTGGGGGATATCAAAACGGAGCTACCCGAATCTGGACATTGCCTCATTAACCCGCGATGACGCGAAGCAAATCTATCTGACCGATTTTTGGAACAAGGGAAACTTTGAGCAACTTCCCTTCGCGCTCGGATTTCAGGCTTTCGACATTGCGGTTAATTCAGGAATCCCTGAGGCCGTAAAGTTACTGCAACAGGCGGCTGGCGTAACCGTAGATGGAATAATTGGGCCGCAGACATTGGCCGCGCTCACTACGCAAAGCCTTCCCGCGTTGCTTATGACTCTGGCCGCAGAGCGTCTGGACTTTTGGCGACATCTTCCAGCTTGGAATACATTTGGCGCTGGATGGACAGGACGTTCCGCAGCTAATCTTCGCTTCGCAGCGCAAGACCTTTACCGATAAGGAGTGCATCATGTCATTCGATTGGAAATCAGTATTAGGGCAAATCGCACCAACTGCCGCAACTTTGCTTGGTGGCCCATTTGCAGGACTGGCGGTTAAAGCCGTAGAAACTGCACTAGGAACAACGCCGCCAGATGGAACAACCCCGACTTTGTCAAGCAGACTGACCAAGATTCAACAAGTATTAACGCAAGGGCAAATGACTGGAGATCAAATCCTCGCGCTGAAACAGGCTGAATTGCAATTGCAGACTCATTTGGCGGATAACAATATTCAATTATCACAACTCGAAGTAAGCGATGTAGAAAGTGCAAGAGCGCGTGAAATAGCCATCAAGGACAGCACCCCGCGCAATCTAGCCTATCTGCTCACCATTGGATTCTTCGGTGTGCTGACATTCCTGCTGGTCGGAAATATCCCAGCTTCCGGTCACGATGTACTGCTGATATTGGTTGGATCACTCGGTACAGCATGGGCGGGGATGGTTCATTATTACTATGGTTCAAGCCCCGGCAGCAAGCTAAAGGATGTAACGATTCATAGCTTGTCAAGCTAATATGTGCTATGCGCCACCTCACGCACCCAATTGGGAGCAGGTGAGTAGTGTCTAGTTGCCCATTGACATCCTCCCCTCCCTAAAGGAAGGGGATTCCCAATTCACAGAATCCAACCCGAAAGCACCTAAATGCAAACAGGATTTACAGACTCTCCAAGGGCTAACCCCGCCAGCCCGGCGGTTAAAACATTACGCGCTGCATTTATGTCACGGTCGTGGATGCTGCCGCATTCTGGGCATATCCACTCACGCACTTTAAGCGACATTTTCGGTACAGTATGCCCACAGTCACTGCATCGCTTGCTGGATGGGTACCAGCGGTCAATGCCGACCAAGGTGCGCCCGTACCACAGCGACTTGTATTCAAGCTGCCTGACAAATTCTGACCAGCCTGCATCGCTGATTGATTTCGCTAGGCAGTGGTTCTTCTGCATGTTGCTGACGGCAAGGCTCTCGACGGCGATCACTTGGTTTTCGTTGACCAACCGTGTCGAAAGTTTGTGCAGGAAGTCCCTGCGGGTATCTGCCGTCTTGGCATGTAGTCTTGCTACTTTGAGCTTGGCCTTGAATCGGTTGGCCGAGCCTTTCTGTTTCTTGGCAAGCCGCCGCTGCAACTTGGCGAGCTTGGCTTCGTTCTTGCGGAATGCGTTCGGTGCGGCGATCTTCTCACCGCTCGAAAGGATGGCGAAGTGGGTAAGACCCAGGTCGATGCCAACTTTACCAGTCACTTCCGGCTTGGCTTGCACGGTGTCGTCGCAGAGCATCGAGACGAAATACCGTCCTGATGCATCCTTCGACACGGTGGCCGTGGTCAGCTTCGCAGCCTTGGGCAACGTGCGTGACCAGCGGATGTTCAGCGGCGCATCCATCTTTGCCAGCTTCAACGCCTTGCCGTCCCACTTGAAGGCACTGGCCGTGTATTCAGCGGCCTGCTTATCGTGTTTGCTTTTGAATGTTGGGTACTTGGTGCGTTTTGCAAAGAAATTGCTGAATGCGGTTTGCAGGTGGCGTAAGGATTGCTGCACAGGAACGGAACTAACCTCGTTCAGCCAGATCGTTTCAGGTTGTTTTTTCAACTCTGTCAACAAGGCGGAAGTGTCATGGTAGCCAACTCGCTTCTGCTCTTTGTACCAAGCATCGGTACGAAGCCGCAGCATGTGATTGTAGGCAAAGCGTGTGCAGCCGAACGTCCGGGCAAGATTTTGCTCCTGCTCTGGCGTTGGGTAAAACCTAAATTTGTAGGCCCGCTTGATTTCCATATACACATATTAACACATTCATGTAAGATAGCAAACAAAAGAAAGGAGAAGCGGGAACAGGGGCGTGCTGCGCACGCCGCGCTATCCCTCCCCGGCCTAAAGGCCGAGGTTTCTCGCGCAATCGGATGAAGTCTCCCACCGCTAAAACCATTGCAGCCTGCCGCTTACTTCGGCGTTAGGCATCACCAGCTCGTTGGCGAATAGCCGACTCCAATCAGAAACACGTCGGCGTCCTTGTTGTGAGCGGCATACAAAACATGATTCCACCGAGCCATTAACGACCAATGACCGTCAACATAATATTTTGCCGATGCTCCGGCCAAGGCCGCCCAACTATAGTGATCCTGATAGTCAACGCCGTTTGCCGCTGTTTGCGTTGTCGCTGTGAAATACGGGCCGATTGCGAAAGAGGTTTCAACATTCTTTGCGAACTGATAATTGAACTCACGCATCGCGTAAATTCCGTCTCGCTTGTCGCCGCGCTGATGGCCTTCGTTCATGTAGCCGAATCCCCATGTTCCATGCGCCGTCGGCGTTTCTTGTTCAACACCCCATGCGCCACTGTGAACGTCAGTGATTGAGTTTGACACTGCTCGACCACCCATAACATAGAGTGTTGCAGCGTGTGCCGGTTTGACGAAGAAGCTGATAATTGCCATCAATACGACAGTAATCAGGCCAATAATGAAATAAAAAACCATGTCTTTTTTGCGAGTCATTTTATTCTCCTAAATAAATCCTCATCACCACCGCGCCCAATAGTTTGGGCCGGTCACCACTACATGCGCCACCTTCGCAAAGCCCTATTCGCCATCACGTTATGGGTATGCTTTGGCAATGTCCACCAGCTAAAGAATAAGAGCAATGAAATCCATCCTCTACCCACTCTACGCAATCGTAGCCTTTCTGGTAACGATCGTAGCTTAATACATCACAGCAAAACCAGCACAGCCAGTGCAATCCCAACCAAGTAGAAAGCAAAGTCTCGCGCACTCGATCCCCGGACTGCCACACTCTCAAAATGATAGTCGTACCAGAATTCCTTGAGCGCGGAGAACATGAATGTGAATACGCCGCCCAGGATCACCAGCCCATAATGAGCAAAGGCCAGCACAACGAAGGCCGCGAAGAATACGTGCGCCGACTGGCTAACGGTGTCGAATGTCTTTGAGTCGATCATGATTTGCTTTCTGGTTGTTCGGCCATGCGGTGGATTATTTCCAAGGCCCACCTCACATGCGTAATTCCACAATTCACTTCTTTGTATGCTTCATTCAGCACCTTCCTACGAACTTCCTTGTCATGCTCGGCCAGCCATGTGGAGTCGGTGGAGGCGAGGACATGCTTTGCAATAGAACCGTCTTCGACTGTGGCTGTAGAATTTTCATCTTCAAGAAAGTTCATCGGCTCACCGCTGACACTTTCCCATACATCTTGATGCTGAATAAAGTGACTGCTATCCGCGTAAAATTTCAAAGCCTCCCGCAACTCCGCTATCTTCGCGGCTTGCTGCTCGATTGTGGCTTGGAGTTGTTTGTATCCAGCCACTACGTTTGTCAACTTCATAAGCAGCTCGTCGTTTCTATGCTGTAATTCTTGCTCTCTGTTCATGCTCATCTCATCTCTCCTTCAGTTTAGAGTGTTGCTGGTAAGTCCACAAATAACCACGGCTCACGAGTTAGATCAACAGCATTTGCATGATCGTAATAAATGCGTTTACCGTCACGTTCTTCAAATACATGAGCTGTTCTATTGCCATTAGTTAGATCAAGAATATATGCTATCTGCATTGATGGCTTTGGCG